TTAAAATAATTTTTACGAAGCACGGGCAATAGTGAATAATTTTGATACAACTTAGTTATATATTCCCTTATCTCCCCCGATATTTGTAAATTTTTAAATGTGTCAGGGGATTTCCAAGGTTTTATATTTTCTCTAACATTAAGATCTATATTTATAATTGGTTCAGTTAATATTTCTGGATCTGGATATGGAACTAATTTACCAGTTTCGTCTTGAGTAGACTCCGTGAATTTTATAGGGAAATCTTTATTTGGAAAACTAAAATCCCTGTTGTACACTTGCGTGAAAGTTACATTTTCTGGAATACCTTCTCGAATATACATTCTTCCATTAGAAGGATTTTTGTAGAATATTTGATATAAACCGGACCTGGATGGTATTACGTGTTCTTCAAGACGAATTATGTTTCCGTTTTTATTAATTTCAGAGTCTAATGCGCAACTTTTTAAAACTAGTTCTAGTTCGTTGTTTATAGAATATTTCTTTAATGAAGATATTAGCATCTTCTGGTCTATTCCGTATGTAGATAGTCCCTGCCAATCTGGATTTCCAATTTCTCCTAGAACCGCGGCAACATCCTCGTCGCGCCCCCCTAGTGTAGTAGGTAATACGCTATAATGTCTATAAATGTCTACGTATTGATCATTTGACGGTAAGCTAGAATGGCTACAATAACGGGAAGCGCGTGCTAAAATTTGTTCTATTCTAGATTCGTTCCACCACGGCTCCGTTATGTGTACCTGCTTCACATTTTTGAAAGAAACACCTTCCATGACAGATCTAGTTCCTAAGATTACTTTTAATTGACTGCCGTCTGAATTGGCGTTAGAGTTAAATGTATTTCTAGCTTTCTTTATAAGTGTTCCGTCAAGGTCTTTAGTTTTAGTCTCTGAACTCCAGATAAAATATCTACCATTTCCGCGATCTTCTCTATCAAACAGCGTAAGTCCGCATGCTTCCAATATTATAGCAAGAGGTTCCACGCCATAAGTGAGCCAATTTGAAAATATAAAAACAGGACCAGAACTGTTAAGGGTCAATTCAATTATAGATGCAAATTTAGAAGAAAATAGTTTTACATAATTGATGACATCTGCCGGCAGTTTAAATTTCATACCTGTTAAATTAGCCCTGAATGATCGTAAGGCTTGTTTTTTCTCGGTCAATGTCTTATTTACAGTTTCTCCTATTTTTGGAAGAAATATATTTGAATATTGTTGTGTAGTAACGTACATTCCGGAAACTTTATCCTCTGTTTCAGATTCATAGTTACCCAAAAGTACGTTTTCATATGTACCAAGTCCGTCTGCTTTTTTCCCAAAGTTTTTATCTTTAGAAACGTCCGATTTAAGAGCACCGATATACTCTAGTTTGTGCTGAGCCGAAAATGTATGCTCCATTGTTATTAGTCTTTTATATGGATATGCATTTGGGTTACCTCCTTTGAAATATGAAACATACCCGGAACAAATGTATCGAATAAGATCCTTGTTAATTATACAAGATTCCTCTGATATCCACGTTTTATTACCAGTAGTTTGCACGCAGTCGTCTCCGTTGTATTGACCTACGAAGAACTTATAAAATTCTGATTTATTTATAGGAAATGGAACTCTTGGTCTAAGTAAATTTATTGTAAGAGCGAGTTCATACGGATTATCATAAATAGGGGTAGCAGACATAACCGCTATTTTCAATTTTGGATGAAAGTAATACTTTATTGCGTTGTATAATTTTTTATAGAATATACCCCCTTCGCTTACGAGTCTTTGAATTTCGTCAATTATAAGAAGACCGTTTTCATGAAATAACGCCGTATCTTCTAAAAGTCTAGAACCCTTTATTAACTGTCCGTCCTTTCCCGTTTTATAAATAGATTCTATAAATGTCTGATGGGTTACAATTTCAAATGTTCTAATTATCTTACCGCGTAGATCTTTTTGATAGTTGTCGAGAGCTCTTTTGAGTACTTTTAATTTATTTTCTTGATCTCTAAATAATTTTGCAGTAGCCGGTGTATTATCACCGGAGTCAATTCTTTCTTGAATTGTAAATAAATTATCTTGTTCTGTTGTGTATTGTCTTAACTTAGCTATAAGTATAGAATTCTGAGCCTGTGATACATAAAAGTCTCTTTCTAATTTTCCTCCATTGCGGATAAGACAAAAGGATGGACACGAAAAGAATTTGCCGTTTCTAACTTCGCCCGCTATCTCTTCGTAGTATTGATCTACAAGAGGCGCGGGTACAACAAATAAAAGCCTTTGATTACTTGCGTTTTTTAAAGCTTCCCCGACTACTATAGATGTGCAAGACTTACCAGATCCAAGACCATGAAAGATAAGCATATTATTAAAGTTAGAGCTTGGACCCATAATCTGCCCCATAAATTTTTGCTGAGGAGCAAGAGACATTTCTACGGCTTTACATATTTCATTATTAGACAATTCTATATAATCGTCTTTAAACTCGAAAGGCGAATTTTCTGGAAAAGCTTCACCAGAGTATTCGCGTTGTATAAATTCTAATAATTCTTTATTATTGAACGTTTCTACGTCATTTAATTTTTCAAATACTTTACCATTACAATTTATCTCGTATTTTTCAGCATCTTCTGTATTTTCATAATAATATTGCAAACAATCCATGTTTATATTATTATGAAAATACATTTATTTTTAAAAAATTTACTACGAAGTTAAGTATTCTCCGAACATAAACCATTTATAGTTTAATTCCAAAGTCGCACTTGCCGGTAAGTTGTAAAAAGACTCCGTATATAATTACACAACACATTACAATCCCATTTAGATGATGAAGAACGTTACTAATATCTTCTGGGAAAATTGACGATACCAAGGCAACTATAGCAGATGAAAATACTATAGCAAAGCCATACAACATACTTATCTTGAAACACTTGCTATACCAATTAGCAAACGCTGTTGGTAACATTATCAAAGCGGCCACAAATGTTAATATATATAAACTAAGCACCGGTCCGCTTATTTTCGGAAATGACATTCCTTTGCTTTGTTCCATTTATTATTAATAAATATTTTTTTTAAGATTTATTAATAAAATATTGTTATATATAACGATGTCTAACAAAAAAAAATAATTAATTGTATAATCAAGGCAATGAATATAGAAAACTCTTATTTAATTGATAAAGGCAAGGAACTTTCAACAAATGGTTTTACAGTTATAGAACTTCGTTTACCCGAGAAACAGGCAGAATTTTTGAATACAGATTGGCTCAAAAGAATAGAACAGATTCAGATTAGAGATTTCAAAACTAAAAATCCGCGGTATGGGTATGTTCTCGGAGCATTTGGGGCATTCGGAAATCCGGCGAGTTTTCACAGTGAAGAAATATATGCTCTTAGATATATTATCTTTAATAAACTCAGAGGTTTCTTTAAAAATTTAGACCCAGATAGAAAATTAGAAATGTTGTTCGATCGTTTGGCTATAAGAAGAGAAGGAACAACATTGGGCGGAGAAACATTCCATCGCGATACGTGTTCTATTCAAGACACAGAAGATAATATTTACGGAGGATGGATTAATTTAGATTCAGAAGAAACTCAATATTTTTCTTGCGTCCCAGGTACTCATCTTTGTAAAGGTAACGGAGGATTTGAGAAAATAGAAGGAAAATATAAAGATACTAAAGTTAAAATAGCAGTTAAACCTAAGAATATTATTATATTCAATCAAAATATAATTCACGAAATATTTAGTCAAAAGATTAAGAAAACTAATATTAGATTGTATCTCAGTTGGAGGCATACTTACTCAGACGCCCCGCTTTTGAACGATCCAAGAGATCCTCAGAAAAATATAGACGTAATTCTAAGAGATCAGATCGTTCCCGTTTTGCCGAGTGGGGACATTCCGTACACGTACTCTAAGCAACACCCGGGTTTACATAGACATATGGTTGTTCAGATAAGCAGGGAGATCAAGGACTTTTATAAAATTAAAAACGATAAATACGAAGACGGAAGTGTTATAGCTAGAAGTCTTGTGTATCCGATTGAAAAAATAGATATACCAATGGCTTACAAAACTATATATTATCCAAACAATATCTAATTCTCGCATATTCTTTTTCTCAGAAATCTAAATTGTAATTTAATTAGATTTCGTCATCTCGAATATTAACTTAAGATTTTACATTCTTTTGCGAGAGCCTCATCCGAAACGAGACTCTTCTTCCCTCGAGGGTCATCCGAATTTAGAAATGTATTTAGTCTTTATCCTTTCTAATTCATTCATTAACCGAGTATAACTTTTGTAAACGTATCCCCGTCTTCTAGATTTATACATAAGTTTAATGCCAATTTTCTTTGCACGAAGTTGTAGATTCCTGAACAATTTTGCTTTCTTTTCCATTTCTTTACGTGTCAAATTTAGTCTTTTTCCTTTAGAGCTTAATTTTGTTACATTTATACCAACTGATTGTAATTTTCTTTTAAGTTCTTCATTAGACATACTATTTACTTTATTAGATTTTTTACCAAAATCATTTCTTCCTCGTTTTCTTTGACCGGCCATTATTAATAACTGACCAGCAACGGATTGTCTATCAGCCTCGTCTTTAGTCATATATACTCCCATACCTGTTATTAAATTTTCTTTTGTACCTATATTTTCTATAAACGAAGCTTTACTGAACAGAGAGCATATCTTAGTGCTTAAAATGTCTGCGGATATAAATATTTTTTGATTTGTAGGTATATTTAAGTAACTTATTATTTGTAAAAAATCTCCCAATGTCTTAGCAATAGAATATTTATATATTATTTCTTTTTTAGTATTATCATCCGCCGAGGATGACGCTGCTTTCATTTGATTAACAAGGCCTTTAACGCTATTTTTAGCGACACTACCTACTTTTTCATTTGTCACAGGTACATTAATATCCTGTGTAAAATATTTGAATACATTTAAACTTACAACATCTGAAGTACCGGGTACTAAGTTCAAGGAACATTTTACTACATCATAAATATCACATTTTACATCAAAAGTTGTATTGTTTATAGTTGAAAGTAAAAAATTATTTTCTTTTAGAGTTTTTTGTAATTTATCATCGTTTGCTGCATCATAAACACTTGATATATCTTCTCCTAATTTGATATTGTATGTATTTGGACAATTACTGTTTCTTAATCTTGCCTCCAATAAAAGACTGCTGTATATAGGTATCATATCAATAGGATTTTGTGTTGCATCTACCTTTAGAATAAAATCGATACCTGGAATAGTTGTTGTACCTGTATTAGCAAAATTTATTATTTTAACCATTCTTGTTAAACCATAATCCCCTGTGCAATCTCCATAACCAATTTCATTAAGTGGTACAAGATTTAGTCCTAGATATTTTAATATTTTATTTACTGTTTCTTTAGCAATTGTGTCTGAATTAAAGTAAGTATTATCACCTGATATTCTATATCTAGGATAATCTATTAAAGATTCGCATAGTCTGTCTAATCCTGGCATAACCCGTGTTAAATCTAATGTAACTGCATCTGACGTACCTTCTATAAATAATTTCTTTTCATCGTCATCTAGATCTCTACCGCGAGTTGCCATAAAATCGTGTGCCGCGTCGCAGCCTAATATTATTCTTAGAAGTCCATAAAATACCTGTTTTTTTGAAGGCACTGCTCTTTGTGACTCCAAATCCCATCCTTGGTCATCTGGAAAGACCTGTAGTATATTATAACCAGCAAATCTATTAATAAAGGATTTGTATAAATCTATAACTACCATTTAATAAATATAATATATTTTAATTAATTTCATAATTCCAATCTAAATAGTACCTTAGTTGACCTGGGGTATTAAGGTCTGTATATTTAAAAAATACAAATGCCGCGTCCGTTAAATGCTTTACTTCTTGTTTAAACTCTTTTAACGTAGAATTATAATGAATATAATGTGGATTCTCTATAATTATCTTACAATTAAATACTCTTTTAGAATGTAATAATTCAAATAAAGCGATGTACATGGGTCCCTCGTTACATCTCATTTCATCCGGGTAATATCCTAAATAAAAAAAATCAGTGTCTGTGTAAATATTAGAGAGTCCTCTCATATTAAAGTAGTCCATATAGTAGTGTTCATCAAACTCCGGCGTATCGCTTGCTGATATGTACGTTAACCAGTTATAAGACCAGCTTGCTGCGTTTAAATGAGTTAAAAGTTTTAATGACCCCCCCGAGGGAGGTTCTAATGAGTGTATTAAATTGGTGTCTAAGTATAGTTTAGACCTGATTGATATATCCGGTCTATACACGTTATTATTTGGCAGCGGAACCATAAAACCCAAAATAGTGGTAATAAGAAACATCTTAATTAGTCTAAATATATTGTTTCTAGAATTGAAACCACTTTATTTATAGTCGGTATACAAACGTTTACAACCCGAGATATCTTTGCTTTTGACGGCTGTTTAAGCTTTAATTTATGTTTTACCACAAAGAATAGTATTCCGGCCGTTATAGACTTTGGAGTAACCGAATCTAACCTGTCTAAATAGTTAGTGTATAGTTCGTTACACGCGTCTACAGTTTTAAAAGGCAATTCAAGAGCGCTACAAAACTTTACGAAAGTGTCGTTTTCTTTAATGTCTATTTTCTGTTTTCCTAGACGGTTGTAAACTTCGTGAGTCTCCATTATCTCGAGATATATTTTTTCACCTTTTAGAAATCCTTTCTGGTTCCCTTCGGTATTGTCTATAAGTTTTTGGCGATCTACTGGAAGATTATTGTGAATACATGCATAATATAAACAGGTAGAAATGAGACCATTTCTCACAGACGCTCTTGTAAGTTTTCCAGATTCCATGCAAACGTGCCACATGTCTTTAGCAGTTGGTAATACACTTTGATGAATACCTATTAGAGATATATAATGCTGAAATTTTTCTGATATTTTCCAGAATGTTTTCTGTTTATAACTAAATGTTTGCTGTAAGTGTATTTTCATTATAAAACTATTTTTATAAAATCCTGGAATACTCCCCCCGGTTTCATATGGGTTATCTGATATATAAAGATCAGCTCTTTGAGAATTAGAACCAAATGTTCCGTCTTCTGATTTATAATTATTCCATTCGCAAGATTCGTAAATTCTACTATTTACAACTAAACCGCAGTCTATGCAAATTTCACCGCCTTCTTTTTGGTCGCGGACGATATTTAAATGAGGACAACACTCTTCTAAAATGTTATTTTTAGTATTCTCTTTTTCTAGAATATCCGAAACCTGATTCCAAATGTCTTCCAGTAGACAGTCCGCCATTGGTAATCAATGTATTCACAATTACATAATTTGCGAAATATCTTAATAACAATATAAAAACGTAATATTTGTGCGCATTAATTTAGTTTTTAAATTATAATTACACTAATAATAATGGACGAAATAATTATATTAGAAAGAGAAGGATACAATATAACTTTGAATCAGGAAAAAAAAGTGTTTACAGTCAATTTAATAGCAGATACAGTATACGACGAAGTTGGGTTTCAAGAATTTTTAAAATATTTCGAGAATACGTGGATATACATTAAAGATAATTCTTTAATTTATTACTTATTTATAAACCTTGGTTTATGTAAAAAAGAAAATGAATTACCTCTTCCGGCTTACATTAAACTAATAAAAGCAATAACAGGACTTAATGATCTAATGATTAAACACTGTCATTGTATCGGCATCTTGACAGAGGGGTCAGAGAAATGGGAAAATGCATATAATCTTATAACTAAGATGTGGAGCCCACCTGAACAAAGGCCTTTAAAATTTACCCAGTCTCAGAATGAAGTTGATTTATTCTTCAAGACAAACAGGCTTGTAAAGTAAATTTGCGAAAAAATATGAATATTAAGTATGTAATGTATAATTAAATTATAATTTATCATGAAGATTATTACGTGGAACGTCAATGGTATTCGCTCTCGAATTTTTAATGAACAAATTAGTTCTAAACTCAAGAAGAATGAACTAATTTGTCCACAAGAATCTAGTCCTATGAAAAAGCTTATAGATGATTACTCTCCCGATGTAATATGTATACAAGAAACTAGATGCGGTTTAGAAAATGCTAAAAAGATATATATCCCCGGTTATAAATCTTTATTTAATCAATCTAAGATGGACGGGGCTAGAGCTGCAGATAGATATTCGGGAACTGCTGTTTTCTATAGAGAAAATATGAACATTCTAGAAATTTCTACAACTTTTCCAGGATACGAAGACCTAGAAGGTAGAGTTATAACAATTACATTTGAATCTTTTACTTGTATTACAGTTTATGCACCGAACAGCGGTACTAATTTTGACAACAAGATTTATTTTATGGAGGCTATGATTGATTATTTAAATAATATAAACGGACCGGTTGTATTTTGCGGAGATCTTAATGTTGCAGTTTCGACACATTTTGATAAAACATTAGTAGCCGAAGGTCCTGGGTATTACAAACATGAACTTGAATTTTACACAAATTTACAAGACATTGGATACTCGGATGCTATAAAAGACGATGACATCGTTTACACATGGTGGGACCCAAGAGCTCGCAAAGAAAACGGAATTGCTGCTACAAGAAATAGAAACAAAGGTTGGCGACTTGATTATTTCTTTACTAAGAACTTTAATTCTAATCAAATTGCCAGTAAATGTTTAAAGCATATTGGCGAAAATAATGAAAGTTTACCCCTGGCCAGTGACCACGCCCCGGTGTTATTGGAAATTAAAAATAACTTTACGATAATTTAATCACCGAAAACCATTTTAACACCCCTTTTAAACGGGTTTTTACTCAATAAAGAAGAGGCCCCGCCGGTTCTCACGTTTTTGTATTCTTCGTAAAGCTGAAATAGTACATAACCTGTAAATAAAACGGCGACCACAAGATTCATCCACCACAGAGATGTTGCGATGTGTCCTTCGCCGCAATCCTTCGACTCGCAACACCCCTTACCGCCTTTGGCCATTGCGAGTTCATTAAGAACCGAAAAGGTCATCCATGCCGATATGGCAACAATTAAAGCCACAAAGAAATTCATTTTATTTTAATGTAATCTAAATATTTTATTTTAAAATAAAATGAATTGCTGTCGCCGGGTCGGTAATATTTAATTATATTCTAAAAGCTTAAGTTTTAGTTAATGCTATTCATCCAAAAGTCCCTCAGTTTGTAACCAGATATCTTTAGATATAAATCTTTAGTATCTTTTTGTTTCTTTGTCAGTTGTTGTATGGTGTCTTCGCTAAATGTATGTATTTTCATGTCTGTTAGATACGTGTAGCTATTTTCTAATTTGATGTATTTTTTGTTTTCCAATTGTTTATTTATGTAGTCAAGTTTTTGACGAAATACCTTGATTTTTTCATCTATTACATCATTTACAAAGTTGATTCTCGCAGTCAAGATGTCTAATTCTGATTTAAATTTATTTACTAAGTTAGCCTGTCGCTTAATGTAGTATTCGTTCCTGATTCTCCAGAAATGATATATTATTTCTTCTGGGCTCTCCATTTTAACTATTTCATTTTTCTCATTGAATACATACATATTCTTAGATGATACGTGGCTTACAAGCTTTAGTTTCTTTTCAATTTCGTGGTTGTCTTTCCATTCGTATACGGTCTCGAGGGGCATTTTAATTTCAAAATATACATTTGTTTCGGTCGACATATTCTTGTAACTATAAATCGTATTTTCGGTTTCTAATTTATCAAGAAATGTCTTGTAGTCTTCCGTCCAAGAACCAACCGGCAGTTCTGTAACAGTAATTACATTTGCTTTAATATTGTAAATACCGTGCGTCGTCCATTTATTTTCTTCTACCTTTTTAACTCTTCCCGTAAAACCTTTATACCATGGTGTTATTTCCGCGATGTCTGAATCTTCATCTTCTACGAGTCTCAGAAGACGATCTTTGATGTCTTCTGGGTTGAAACAAGGAATGTCTGTCGAGAAACCGGTTCCGATACCGCATGCTCCGTTTATTAGAATAATGGGCAACGTCGGTATATAAAACTTTGGCTCGATTGACTGACCGTCGTCGTCGAGGTAATCAAGTAAGTCTAGGTCGTCGCTATGGAATAATTCTTTAAAGTTTTTCGATAGATGCGTAAATATATACCTTGGGCTAGAAGAGTCTTTTCCGCCAAGAAGTCTTGTACCAAACTGTCCAACGGGTTCCAGGAGATTCATATTGTTAGAACCCGTGAATGTTTGTGCAAGATTTACAATTGTATCTTGAAGACTTGTTTCCCCGTGATGATAGCTTGATACTTCAGAAACATAACCTGCTAACTGAGATACTTTTATTTCTTGGTAAAGATTTCGCTTGATGCACGCAAAGATTATCTTTCTCTGTGAAGGTTTTAGGCCGTCTATAAGACTGGGAATAGACCTTACATTGTCCGCTATAGAAAAAAGCACGAGTTCTTTATTGATAAGGTCTTTTATGTTTACCTTTTTAACATTATAATCGAGTGTTTTCGGGCTCTTGATGTTACTTAGAATCCACTTTTTTCTGGCATCCGCTTCTGTTTTAGTAAATGCTAGATTGAGATATTCTTCGTCTTCCTTTGATTCATTTTTGTAATTCAGTGTTTTCATGTCTTTGAAATATTCTTTTGCTTCGGCCGAAGTGCTAGTACCAAGACCCTTGTAATACTTCACTTTGAACCCCGAGATATTATTTTCGCTTTTGTACTTTTTATAATCATCCACGTTATAAAATGGGATAATCTGGTTTTTCTTTGTTAGTTTAATGACTGGCGTTACAAGAGATGAAATGAAGTCTGTCTTTAGAAGCTCTGGCCAACCATTTCCAATGAAGTTCACTATAAGACTTTTAATGTGAAATCCGTCGGTGTCTGCGTCGGTCATAATCATGATTTTGCCGTATCTTAGCTCAGAAATAGAAGAATACTTCTTGCCGGTCTGAAGACCAAGAATCTGTTTAATATTATTGATTTCTTCGTTTTTAGATAATTGAGCATAAGTCGCGGTTCTTGTATTTAGGAGCTTACCCCGGAGGGGGAAAACCCCATATGTGTCACGGCCGACTACAGAAAGACCAGATATAGCCGTAGCTTTTGCTGAATCTCCCTCTGTAAAAATAATAGTGCACAATTTTGAATCTTTTGTTCCAGCCTTGTTTGCGTCGTCTAATTTTTGAATTATAACCCGGTTGGTTTTCTTTCCATCTGTTTTTTGAAGAGACTTCTTTTCTTTAGCATCAGCGATAGCTAGAATATTCTCAATGATACCCATCTTGGCCACTGATGCAATAAAATCATCAGAAGCAGAGAATCGACTACCAAAATCTGAAATTTTGGTAATGTTCTTTTCTTTCGTTTGTGAAGAATAAGTAGCATTTTCTATAAGACAATTAATAAATACAAAAAGATTGTCCTTTACATATTGTTGTTTGATTGTTAGATTTTTATGTTTTTCTTGAATTAGTTCCGTGACCTTCTTGATTATAGGATTTACAACATGGTCGACGTGTGAACCACCGTCGGTTGTACTGATTCCGTTTACAAATGATATACATTGGAAACCGGTTTCTGAAGGGGCAATGCCAACCCGCCAACGAGAAGTCTCCTGGACAACCCGTGGACAATTTTTCTTAGGACCTATATAAGCTGAAATGTATTCAGAAAAGTCTTTAATTGTCAGTTTTTTGTCATTCATGTAAACACTTACATCTTTATTTGTAATTGCGCAAACGTCAAACACGCGTTTCGTAAGAACTGCTAGGGTATCGTCAGTGATGCCAACTGTTCCAAACTTTTCAAAGTCTGGTTTAAATGTAATCTTCGTGTACTCGCTTTTGCAATTAGAAATTTTAGGTTTATTAATTTTGCTTAGATTTTTTTCAAAAGTTTGGGTATATTTCCTGCCATCTTTTGCGGTCTCAATTGTGAAATATTCTGAAAAAATGGCGGTTAATTTAGCGCCCAAACCATTGAGACCCCCTGTTGTTCTTTTTTGCGAGTCGTCGTAATTACTTGATGTAAGAAGATTGGCGAAAATTAATTCTGGGATATAAATTTTATATTCTGGGTGAATTTCAATCGGGATTCCAGAATCATTAAAAACAGAGATTTCGTCGTTTTCTATTTTAATCTTAATACATTTAACAGACTTGTTCCGCTGAACTTCGTCTGCTGCATTTACTAATATCTCGTCGAAGATTTTAAAAATCCCCGGATTCCATTTACAAGACTTAAGTTCGGCTTTATTATCAGTTATTATCCAACAATCACCGGTTGTACATTTCGTATCACCGACGTACATACCGGGTCTTGCTAGAATATGTTCTATTTGCGTGTACTTTTTATAGTTCTCCGCCATAATAACTAATTATAAAATGAACTAAATTTTTAAACCAATTATTTTTTTGTAAAATTTTGGAACAAGGCTTAAGTGTCCGATTCTTTTAGTTTTTCAATCATTTCTAGAATTTGGTCCAACGTCCTGACTCCTTTAAATCTTGTAGTGTTATTTTTATATTTAATTATTGTATCGGGCAGTTTGTAAATATCATTATCCATTAAAAAAGAGGTAAAATCTTCATTTTCTGCAGAAATATGATAAAGCATACTGTTGGGGACCGTCACAAGAACTTTATCAAGGTCTGCGCAGGGGACGCACCAGTCTGCGCCAAATTTAAAAAATAACACCTTTTCTCCGAAATTAATATTATTAATAGAATTATAACTAGAAAGATTCTCGATTGTGACTCCCATTTTAATTTAATATAATATGTCTTTTTTAAGTTGTCTTTTTAAGTTTGTAATTGTTATTTTAAATTATATCCGTTTATAATAAATGGCGATATTAGATTTTTACACATTAGATCTTACAACATTGGTTATAATTTTATTAACTACATTAGCCGTTTTTATGCTTTTGAATTACGTTGATAAAGATAAAGGAAAAGAAAAAGACGATAATTTCATACTTAATATAACAATATCTATATTTTCTGGAATAATTGTCAGTATAATGTATTCATATGTAACAATAGAACCAGATGATTTATTAACAGCAAATTATTGGGACTAATTTGTTTTTTAAAATAATTATACATTATTATTATAATATGTCAATATCGTTGTCAAAATTCAACCCGAAAAAAATTGAAGAGAGACGATTATCTGGTTCCGGCCCTGCCACGTGTGTTTTTATTGGAAAAAGAGGAACGGGTAAAAGTACATTAGTTGCAGATATATTATATTATCTTAGACGAATTAATGCAGGCGTGGCAATATCGGCAACAGAAGACGGTAATGCATATTATTCAAGTTTTATACCAGATATATTAATACACTCTGAGTATAAACCTGAAATTATTCAACAGGTCATAACTCGCCAAAAAAAAGTAATAAATGCAGATAAAAAGAACACGGACGGAGATGTTTTTGTACTCTTAGATGATTGCATGTATGATAAAAGAATGATAAGAGACACCAACATACGCGGTATTTTTATGAATGGTAGACATTGGCGCATAACTTTTATGCTTACTATGCAATATTGCATGGATTTGCCACCAGATTTAAGAGCAAATATAGACTATGTTTTTATACTTAGAGAAAATATAATTCAAAATCAAGAAAAAATTTATAAGAATTTCTTTGGTATCTTCCCGCATTTAAGCGTTTTTCAAGATGTACTAAATAGTTGCACAGAAGGTTACGACTGTTTAGTTCTCGATAATACATCAAAAAGCAATAATATACAAGACTGCGTATTCTGGTATAGAGCAAAACCAAATAGAAATTTTAAAATAGGATCAAAAGAGCTTTGGAAGTATTGTCAGAAAAATTATGATGAAAAGAAAGCTAAAACAGTAGAAGAATATGATCAGAGGAAATTAAAAAAAAAGAATACACCAACCGTGACTGTTAAAAAGTTAAAAAAATAAAATAGGTTGCTCTTCTTTATTTATGTACATATTCTTTAATGTGTAATAAGTGTGTCTCATCTTTTTTTTCTTCGGAAACATTGTTCTTTTTTTAAATTTTTTGAAATAAAATAACTTACTAATTTGTTCAAAACTAATAAGTTTAGTTATTTCATAAAACATTTTATTTACATTACAAAAATTTATATTATCACTTAAAGTCCTATTTTTGATAATAATGTATAAGATATCCGAATCGTCCATAATATAAACTATATGTATATAATATTTTTTGATTTAGTTTTTAAAAACGATTTTATTTTAATAGCTTTTGGTTTATTGAAGTTTTCGCCTATATATTCAAGAAAACTATTAAATGACAAAGTATCTCGTATAATTAATAGATCCCTCTCCGTGTTGGTATAAATCCCTTGTTTTCTCAAGCTTTTGCATAATAATAAAAAATCGTTGTTTTCATAATCATCGTCGGTAATGTCAAAATATATTAACGAATTTAAGTACATATTAATTATTCCTTCTTTTAACGTGTAAGATTTCAACATGGACTCTTCCATTATAACAGGTATTATTGTTTTATTTCTATAGACGGCATAATTCCATTCTTTAAAACAATTGTCATTTATTTTATTCATCTTGACGGCGTCGTTTATTTTTAAACAATATGCGTTGGTTAAACAAACAATGAAAACTTTACAGTTATCGATTGCGGTTATTATCGAATTGTTTACATCCCTCCCCATATCATAGTGATCAAACCACGTAGAATAGCCACATTTATTCAATTTGTCACATAAAATTTTACACCTATTGTGATTATTTCTTCCCGAACAGTCGCTTCTCCAAGTATGCGATATAAAAATATCTTTATGCATTTTAATTTAAAGTTAGTTTATATTTAAAAGTAAACTTAATGCATAAAATTAATAAATTATTACAAATTCCTCAATATGAGCAGAGATCCGATATGTGGTTTAAACAACGTGAAAACAAGCTTACTAGTTCTGACGCGGGTACCGTTTTGGGTCTTAATCCGTATCAAAAACCGCACGAAGTTCTTTTAAAGAAATGCGGTTTTGATCCAAAGCCTTTTGTTGGAAATGTTGCCACGAGACATGGGCAAAAATACGAAGATGAAGCCATAGATAAATATTGTGAACTAACAGGTCAGATTAATTATAACTTCGGACTTATAGCCCACGAAGACGTGTATAATAATAAAGATTATTATTGGATGGCAGGATCACCGGATGGAATAGCTTTTTCTAAAACTAATGATCAAGCCGTCCCGGTTCTTTTAGAAGTAAAATGTCCATATAGAAGAAAAATTAAGTTTGGTAAGATTCCGGCGTATTATTTACCACAAGTTCAGCTTAATCTTTTTATTTGCGATCTTATGGTAGCAGATTTCATAGAATATCTTCCGCCAGATACCATGAATATAGTAAGAGTATACAGAGATAAAAAATGGTTGGATAAAAATATACCCATATTGCAAGAGTTTTGGCAAGAAGTGGAATACTACAGAAATAGCGACATTAGATTACATCCAAAATTTCCAAAACAAAAAAGGATCCTCGACTTAGCATCCGGTGAACCCGAAGAAGAAAATATTCTACTCGAATACGCGTTCAGAGAATAAAAGATACGTTAATATTTTACAAAAAAAGATATTACTTAAAAGAATATAATATACTACATTAATAAAATGGGTATTCGCGGACTAAATACCGTTATTAAAAGGTGGGCACCGGATGCTATCCAAACCCGTGACATCTCGAAGTATAGAAACTCAAAAGTTGCGATAGATTGCAGTATTCTTCTTTATAAATTTAAATACGCATCAAGGGTTGAAAATTCGCATCTTATAGGAATTGCAAATAGAATTAAGTTTTATCTCATGAATGATATACTCCCCGTTTTTGTATTTGACGGAACTCCGCCAGATGCAAAAAAAGTAACCCTCGTTAAGCGTCAAGCTGCAAAAGAAAAGATGTACATTAGATTGGAAGAACTTCGCGCAAAAGAACCAGAAACAGACGAAGATAATAAAGCTATTCAAGAAGAAATAGAAAAACTGGTTTCTCAACTAATTGTAATTAAAAAATCGCATATAGAAGAAAGTAAAGAACTTCTTGAAAAGTCTGGAATTCCTTATTGTACAGCCCCAGAAGATGCTGAAAAATACTGTTCATTCTTACAGAAAAATGGTCTAGTTGATTATACGGTAACTGATGATACAGACGCCAGTACATTTGGTTGTCCCATAATTCTTAAAACATCTATTAATAGAAATATAATAGAAATAAATACGGATATAATCTTGCAGCGTTTCGAAATGACGCGAGATTCTTTTGTAGATTTCTGTATTCTTTCTGGTTGTGACTATACCGATCCCATACCACAAATAGGTCCTGTTACGGCATTTAATTTAATAAAAAAATACGGATCAATTGAAGAGATTCTTAAAGTTTTAAATAAAGAAGCGCCAAATTTTAATTACCCTGTTTCTAGAAAAATTTTTAAAGAATTTGATTACGAGGTCCCAAATAATTTTGAAAAAATTAACATAGACAAAAAAACATTAATCAATTTTCTAAATTTGCACAATTTTAAAGAAAACGTTATTTCAAAATTTATTAAAATTTTATTTTAATTTTATTTTAATTTTATTTTTTTTTCTAAACTATATATTAAAATAAATTATGACTGATATGCTAAGTTTGTTCTTCGGTAAGAAGCGCCGAGTTCGCAAGGCGAAGCGCTCCCCTGGTCGCCGCCCAAAGCGCGACCACTACGTTAAGTCGCTACCAAAATCGCGGGCATTCGTAACCGTCAGGGGACGTAAGCGTAAGCTTCACCGCGGTACCAACGGTGGTCTTTACTACCGTACCAAGTCTGGTCGCCACTACGTTCCTGCCAAGGTTCTCAAGCGCCGCGGTCACCTTCTATCTCCGAAAAAGCGCCGCGTCCGGCGCGCGGTCAAGAAACTCCGTAAGAAGCGTCGCAAGCTCAAGATGACCAAGGCCGCGGTTAAAGCTCGCCGCGCCTACCGCCTTCGTAAGAAGCGCATGTCTCGTTTCGGTTGGTAAATATATGATTAATAACAGGCTGTAATTAAAATAATAAAGCAATTTAGAATTATTTTATTATTTTAATATATTAAATTTTGTTTACTTTTCCTAATTAAAATCTAGGTCGGTTAATTTAAGATCTTCGTGTTTAATAGCAATTATTTTCTCTATAGATCTAACCGTGCTCGGTATTTTTTTAAAATCATTCACTCCAATTATTTCAATTGTATCATTGAAATTAATATCTATGATACAATTCTCTTTATAGTTCTTTAGCGACTTGATTAAACTTATGCATTTATGTCCTTCGGGATCTGAATTATAAATTTTCGCAAACAAGATTTCATTTTTGAAAATAGTACTGTACAATTCAAGATCTTCGTTGTTTTCTTTTACCAAAAGGTTAAAAGTTATCAAATTAGATGGTTTCCATTTAAAACATGAGTAATTTACTCCGGTTATGATAGGTAAATAATTAGGAATCATAAAAATTTCTTCAGAGTCTTTAAAGTCTTCTTTATAAGAATTAATTGATTCTGAATAATCAGTAATATTAATAAGAATGCTGCTAGATTGTATATTATGTTTAAAAGTTTGCGCTTCTGCTATGCGATCTAAATAAGTAATTCTATTAATCTTGCTCCCACAGCAAGAAAATGTATCATAAAGACAGATTTCTTCCGGTTTATAAGAAATATCAAAAATGGTCCCTTGATAATATTCATCTGGGCAATTGATATTAACTTTATAAATAGTTAAATCCTTAAGAATTGCTACAGATGTATTAATTCCATTTTTATCCAAAAACATAAATAAAATAGCTCGCTTTGTATCTACCGTGTCTTTTTTGTAAAAAATGTATTTATAATTCCTGAGTTTGAAAATGTATCTTTTTTCAATGTTCACAGAGTTCTGAAGAGGGAAATATATGTCTCCTTTCCCGGTCCAGCTATTATTCAGTAAAAATATAATTTGTTTTTTAAAGCTTTCATCTGAGATCTCCGATTGCATTATAATACTATATAATCAAACGGTCTCTTTAAATAAATTTAAAGCTAACATATTATCTATTACTACCAATGTCTTTCACTTCAAAAGAAGAAACTCTTGTAAATTTCCTATTAAATTATTATAAATCTAAAATAAGTCTTTTTAAAGATATAATTTATCAGAGCACACCATTGAGTCTAAGGCTTCTTGATTGGTTGGTAACAAATTATGCTAAAAAGTATAATATAATATATCCGCTTGGCAACTCCGGTGAAATTATATATTTTAATATATACCTTGATTACAAAAATCAATTAAAAGCCTATTCAAAAAAATTTTTTGATCCATTTTGTAGACAGAAACGCCTTATCATAAATACTACAACGTTTAAATGGAGAGAATACACAGAGGACAGTGTTTCAGACGCGGAAATTATTACAACCGTCGGTCAGCTTAATTTTTTTAGGTGGTTTATAGATAATAAGATACTTGATTATGCCCTGTCAAATATTAAATTTATAGACGCAGACATGATAAATACAATGACCTACAAAAAGAAAGGTAAACGGTCAGTGTTATCTCCGAGCGCAGTAAAAGGTATATATACTAATAAATGTAACGTTACGATTAAATTCAAACCCTAGTTATTTAGAGAAATAATTTATTTATAATTATAAAATGGATCATCCTCTAAATATTTGGCTAAAGTCGACCGGAAAAATGGTAACAGATTCTAACAAACAAACTATAACTCATTTTATGTTTGACGGAGGAAAACTAGACTTGTCAGAAGACCACGAAACGTTTCAAATTATCTACAGCAAATACATAAAATATAAAAACTGTATAGTAGAAAGAAAAACTGAATTTTTTAAATTTTTTGTAGACCTTGATATACTTTCTGAAGAAATCGTAAATATAGAAGAATATATAATTCTTATACAAAACACCTTGAGTAATTTGTATAAAAATAATTCTTTACTATGCATAGTAACGGGTGCTGATAAAAATAAGGAAATAAGTAAACACGGAACGCTGTATTTTAAACAAGGATTTCATTTGCATTGGCCTGAAATTTTAGTAGACAAAGCTACATCATTGGCTATTCGTAGAAATCTTATAGTAAATTTAACGAATGTTTTTGGAAAAAACGAGAAACACTTAGACTCTTGGGAAAAAATAATAGATCGGTGTGTTTATGAAAATAATGGCCTCAGATTAGTTGGTTCAGATAAATGCACTATATCAGACGGTATTAAAAACTACGAAGAGAGAATTTATATACTCAAAGACGTATACACAGGGGGAGAAAAAAATAAAGCTTTATTTGATTTTTATAATAAAGATACATTTCAATTAGTTAAAAATACTAGCATAAGAAGCGACTCTAACAGTATAACAGAAGTAAGAGGACTTGCTGAATATGTAGAAATAGAAGAAAGTACTGAAAGTAATTGCGGAAATCTTATAAATCTTTCTAAAAATTCACATGAATACGAATCAATTGAAAAATTTTTCAAACTTCACGCAGTCGGATATCGAGTAGAAGACATCCGCGCTATTTCACAAGTAAAAGACAAATGTATGTATCTAATAAATTCAAAGTCTAAGTATTGTCAAAATAAACAAGGCTTTCATACTAATAATCACATCTATTTTAAACTCAGTCCAAGCG